CATTTGGAGGAAATCCGGCAGCAGATAATAATACTGCTAGTGGTGGATTTTTTGCTGGTGGAGGTGGTGCTGGAAACTATAATGGACCAGTTAAAGCAGCTGGCGGTTCTGGTGGTGGTGGTCCTTCTGGATATCAACCAAATGGATCAGATGGTGCTCGTGCAGTATTAAGCACTGGTTCTGGTGGTGGCGGTGGTGATGGTGGTACGGGAAGTCAGAATCCATGGAATCCACCAACACAACCACATGGTACTTTTGGTACTGGTGGTGGCGGTGGTCCTGGTATTGTTATAATTAGATATCTAACCGCAGACCTACCCAACTAAATAACTAAAAAAAGTCTAATGACAAGAGCAAGAGACACTGCACGATTAGTTAATCCAAATCAATTTACAGTTGATGCGGCTAATAATAGAATTGGATTAGGTAGTGAAACTCCTGATGCTAAGTTAGATGTTGCTGGTATTGTAAGTGCTACTGCGTATTATGGAGATGGATCAAACCTTGAAGGCGTTGCAAGTGCAGGATTAGGTACAGCAATTAGTGATAGTGGTGCACTTAGTGTCATTTATTATACAGATAATACATTAACAGTCGGAGATGATACTACTGTTGATGTTCCTGCAACTTCTGATTCTAATGTTGCATACACACAATATGCTGAAATTGCTGTTGCTGCTGATAAGGATTTAATTATTGCTGATGGTGATGACTTTGTTCCTGATATTCTTGGTATTACAACTGATGGACCTGCAGGAACAATGGCAGGTGGTGGAAGAATACGTGTAGATAATATTTCAAGTAAGTCTGGAAGTGGTTCAGTCTATTTTAATGCTGGTGTTGATATCACTGGTGTTGGTACGGTTGCAACTTTAAATTCAGTTAATGTTACTGTAACTGGTATTACTACATCAGCCAGTACCATTGTAGGATCTGCTGTAACCACGGATTCAGAAGGAATTAGAGCAGCAGGTATTGTAACTGCTACTAGTTTTACTGGTGATGGTGCTAATCTTACTGGATTGAATATCCCTGCTGGATTTACATGGGTTGAAGCATCACTGTTCTAAACAGTAGACACTTAAAGAACTGTCACACAAAATCTCCATAAGTTGCTAGATGCTCTATACTACATGTAGTTACGAGGCATCTATGAGGTACTCTGCATCAGAAAAGTTAATTTTCATTACATCTTTCGTTGTGATGATGAACTGGGGTGTTAGATTGACTCAATCAGTGATTACTCATGCTCTATTTTGATTCAACGGGATATCGCACTAGAGCAGTCTGTAAGGACGCTGTAATGTGGTTTGTGACTAATTACATGCCTAGGTATAAATTAGACATTCAAGTGAATCACAGAGGTTTAAAGAGAGAAGGTGTGCAAGGATGGTGTAATATAGAAGGTGATAATTATAGACCTCGATCCTTTTTTATTGAGATACATAATCGTTTGGATGAGGATGAGTATCTTCGTACATTGTTCCATGAATTGATTCATGTAAAACAATTTGTTAAAGGAGAACTTAAAGATAGGAGATCACATAAGTATTGGAAGAACGAAGACATATCAAATATAGAATATGATGATGATCCATCTGAAATAGAAGCAAGAGAAATGGAGGAAGTTTTATTTGAAAAGTATAGAGAGACACAGGTATGATGGTGATAAGATAATTCATACTAGAAGAATAGTATTTGAACCCTATCGTTATTGTGAGTTAAATATGTGTTTGGTCTTGGGGTTAATACAGCGTAATTTAACACCAGATTTTTTGAGAAATAAAAAATTGGCGTACCCTGGAGATATTCAGACAAATAAATGGTATGGGCATTGTTATCATGCGACACAAGCGTTATATTATATAATGGATACTGACAAATTAGTACCGATGAGTGCTGAAGATTATCGTGGTGAGAAGCATTGGTGGTTGCAAAATAGAAAGATGTTATATGATGCTACAGCAGATCAGTATTATGTTGTAGGTAAAGTACCTCCCCATCATAATGGAAAGAAAGATAGGTGGTATGGGTGGAAGCAAAGACCACATCAAGCAACTTTAAACTTAATGGTAAAAGTTTTGGGAGATAGAATTGTGACAAAAAATTAACTGTCACATGGAATAATTATTTTTTATTTTTTATGCTATGCTATACTTAATCGGATATATAAAATGAAAGCAGAATTTATTTGTGTTAAACCACGATCAATTGTTGCACAAGATAGATTTGATAATGATATGGACAGACTTCATTCGTGTCGCGTAGTTAAACGTGATCATGGTAAGGTGATCCTTGATTCTATATCACGTCGTTATGCGTTTGAAATGTTTGAGAGTGGTGATGACAATTGGGAGGTAATTAAGTGAGTTATGTTGAGATCTATTGAATTTCCACATACACCACCAATTGGATACTCTTATGAAACAAAACAATTCAAAAGTAATGTGGTTTCTATATGGTTGCATCATCATTACGAGTACGTCTATTCTAGTGAACTTGTTTCAACCATCTGGGGATTTTACAACACCAAGAAAAGATGCTACTTTGCGCCTATTACATCCACCAAGTGTGGAAATAAGGTAGATATATTGGAAACAACACCTTATACTGCTATGGTTCCTAATTACAATCCGTTAGAAGCATTACTTTATTCTAGAGAGGACTAATGACAAAGAAATTATTTAAAAAAGAAAAGAAAGGGCATGAAGAAGTATGGGAGTGGGAAGAAACTTCTGAAGTAAGAGAAGCGTTGAATAGATTACATCGTGATATTAAAGATAAGGTTAAGGAGGTGAGTGATGAACATCCTGAATGATAATGTAAGATATCAACCAGAATTTAATTCTGTGTTAGATGAAGTTGATATTCTTAAAGAGCGTGTTGGTGAGTTAGAGAATGAGAATGCTCGTCTTTATAAACTTCTTGAGTCATTGGATGAGCGTATTAATATCCTAATAAATGAACCTACTTGACACCCGTGCTACAATAAATACATCGAGTTTGTAAGGATTATTCTAATGGCATCCTATTCTGTAACGCTACGTTCTCCTGATGGTACTGAGAATACTTTTGATTGTCCTGATGATGAATATATTCTTGATACTGCAGAAGAGCAAGGATTAGATCTTCCATTCTCTTGTCGTGCAGGTGCATGTTCTTCTTGTGCTGGTAAAGTATTGGAAGGGACGTTGGATCAAGAAGACCAGAGTTTTTTGGATGATGATCAAGTTAAAGAAGGTTTTGCTTTGTTGTGTGTTGCCTATCCCACATCTGATTGTGTGATTGAAACTGAAAAGGAGGAACAACTGTACTAAATATCTTTTCGGTACACATGTTTAAAGTTATACTTAATGAAGGACAGAAAAGCAGCAAAACGTATTATTAAGGTTGCGAAAAAGCACCCAGATTGGTATACTGAATCTGATGTGAAGTATGCTAAATTGATTAAAAAGCAGACTAAAAAGCAAAGGGTTGGATTATGTACTTAGAAGATAGAATTGCACAATTAGAGCAACGTTTATCAAGACTTGAAAAAAAGGTAGCACCCGTGAAACCTGATGAACCTTTTGAAACTGTTTTAAAAAGAGAGGGATATGAATATACCCCTCTCAGATCTTTAAAACATTATGATGAAATAGTTAAGGCAGATAAAAATGGCGATCTCTGATCAAGTTGAATATAGTATAAAAGAGGCACAAGATTCTCTTAGAAATGCTTTGGCATTTGCGGCAAGGAGTGAAAGACCAATGGTATGTAAGGCAATTGCTGATTCTATTGCACGTCTTGAGCACTTGATGGATGCAGATTCTTTATTGGATAAGTTGGATAAACATGTTGAGGAACTGAAGGGACAAGATTAACATATGTTACTAGACTATAAAGATAATATAAAATTTATAGATAATACACCTAACTATGTTAGAATGTCCACACATTACTCAAAAAACTAATGATTAATCTCGACGACAGGTATCATTCCTACTTACATGGAAGCAAAAGAATGAGGATTGATGGTGTTGCAGAGAAAGTTAAAGGGTATGGTTGGCATGATGACGGCAAGGATATTACAGGTCATTATGTTATCACAGAGAATTATAAACTTTATTACAATATGAATGAACAGTTTGTGAAAATGGAACCCATGAAGGTGGCGGTTGCCACTTAAAGAAGTGTCACAATATAATACACAAAGACCGTCTCATGGTCTATAGTATATGTATTGAATGAGATCTAACCTTTCGTGTCTAAAGCATTATTCAAACCAGTTTTGAACTATTGTGAGCATCTTTGTGAAGCATTAGAGCATGATTATATTAAGCAGTATTCTCCAAGACGTAAAGAGTTTACTGTATCAACTGGCAGGAAGTATTACAAGATACTTGAAGATGGAAGCAGCGCAGTTGCTTTTGTTGATAAGGTAAATGGTGATGTATTTAAACCTGCTAGTTGGAACTCACCAGCGAAGCATGTAAGATATAATTTATTGAATGATTCATCTCGTCATCAGTGTTTATCAAATGCTGATTGGGCAGGTGGTTTCTTATATTTGAGAGGTTAATTGTGGATCAACAAGAACAAGAATTTTTTAATTACATTAGTGAGGATATTCCTGATGTAGATGACACACTCTTTCAAGACATTCTTGATAATGGTATAGAAACAGTGGAACAATGGGAGGATGCTTATGTATGCACTATGCCCACATCTATCTTTGTTGAGGCACAATTTGTTGAACAATTGATGGATGATTTAGGTTATCTTACTGAAGATTCAAGTATGCCTGACTTTATTACATCTCATATTGATTGGCAAGAGGTATGGGATTGTGAATTATCTCATGATTACTTTACTCTTGAATCCAACGATCAAACTCATTTCTTTTCACGGCATTTTTAATTATGACACATCATGCAAAAGGTCGCTACGTTGACCATCAAGGACGTTCTCATTATTTTTCAGTTGATTCTGATGTTGCTGATCGTAGTCACATCAAACAGTTGGTAGAGGAGCGTTATCCTGCCAAAAGTGTATTCATTAATAATGTGGAGGTGAGGTCTTCATGAAATTTGCACTCCTGCTTTCAACTTTATTCTTTTTGCCTGCCCCTGCGTTAGCGTATGGGCAGACGAATGTATTTGAAGAGTGTAAGCGATATATTCATAAGGAAAAGTACATACCAGGATATTATGATGGGCAAGGTAATTATAGATCTGGAAGAGTGCAAAGGTATAAAGAAAGAGTGCCTTGTGGACCATCATCAGGTGGATATTACAATTCAAACTATCAATCACAACAACCACAAAGACCTGTAGGATGTAATCGTGGGAGTAGAGTGTTTAATGGTCTGTTAGGTGGTGGTATTGCTGCAATGGTATCTAAAAAGGATGCTTATGCTTGGTCAATTCCTTTGGGTGTTGTTGGTGGTGTTGCATTAGATAGAGCAGGATGTCCTTAAGGACTTGACACATGTCCTAGAGTCTGATAGGATGTACACAAATGCAATGGTGGTATTTTATCATGAACCCCCTTAATGTTCTGTATGCTGTTCCTCTTTCAGTGATTTTGGCAGCACCAGTATCAGCACAAGCACAGTATTATCCTCCTAGTTACATGGGAGCAGGTCACAGCGCACCAGTTGTTGTTCCTCCTACTATCATCAATAATGCTCCACCAAGAACTTATGAGCATAATTCTTCAAAGAAATCTTGTAGAGAAAGTGAGATTGATTTGTTCTTGTTTGGTATCAGAAGGACCACTGGAGATTGCACTCCATAAATTGTTCACTTTAAGAAGTGTCACACACTACCACCAGATGCTGCTTTGGTGCTCTATAATAATTGTATGATGAAACTCAGAGCACACCAGCAACGCTGCCTTGATGCCATGCGGAAGCACCGCAAGGGTCAGGTCATTGTGCCTACTGGTGGTGGTAAAACGTTGTGTATGATTAGAGATGCAGATAGACAGTTTAATAGTTGCAAATGGAGCGTATTCCTTAAAAATCCTGATAGAAAGACTATTGTAGTTGTATCGCCACGTATTTTATTGGCACAACAACATAGTGAGGATTTTTTAAGTTTACTTGATGTGCATCCTATGCTACAGGTTAAACCTTTGCATGTGCATAGTGGATATATTTCTAATGATTCTACGACAGATCCTAATGAGATTGTGAAGTGGACTGAGAAGAATTACAGGTATAATAAGATTATCTTTACCACGTATCATTCGTTGCATAGGATACAAGAGTCTGGTATAAATGTAGATACAATCTATTTCGATGAGGCACATAATGCAGTTCAGCGACATTTTTTCCCTGCTACTGAATTTTTTGCTAATGTGGATGCAATACGCAGTTATTTCTTTACTGCTACTCCTAAGCACTCTTCTACTATTTCGGATCCTGGAATGAATGATGAGGAAGTATTTGGTAAAGTATTAGAGCAAGTAACTGCTCCTGAATTAGTAGTCCAAAAGCACATATTACCAGCAAGAGTATTAGTTAAGCAGTTAGATATGATTAAAGCAGGTAGAGCACCAATTGAAACAGATGCAGAGAATTTGTTAACAACTCTTGATGATATTAAGATTGATAAGGTATTGATTTGTGTTAGAAGAGTGTCTCAGATCATCAGGATGACTGAGGAGACTAACTTCTGCAATCAGTTACAAATGCGTGGATATAATTGGATGTATATTACTGCCAAGCATGGTGGAGTTATCAATGGTCAGAGTGTTGATCGTGAGCATTTCTTTAAGACACTAGAGAGATGGGGAACACAAGATGATACAAAATTTGTAGTTATGCATCATAGTATTTTGAGTGAAGGTATTGATGTACCTGGACTTGAAGCGACTATTATGATGAGGAATATGAATTACATTGCCATGAGTCAAACAATTGGACGTGTAATTAGGCGAGGTAACAAAGAGAAGACGCATGGACTGTGTGTGGTTCCTGTTAGTGACCGTGTTGGTATTTCCACTGCTAAGAAACTCAATGCTGTGGTTGATACTATATTTGTGAAGGGTCAACCTGCTGTTGGGATAAGAGGTAGATAAATAACTGAAAGATCTGTCGATTAAAATGAAAACTTATAGTAATTTTTCTGAAGATGTATCTTCAAGGAGGGATCAAATTTCTTCTAGAGAGAGAAGTCGTGGTGATGATTTTACTCGACAGAGTAAATCAGATATGGATAGTGGAAGGGGAAGTGTAAGTCGG